CTTTTAAGCTCACGATAGATCGTACTAGGATGTCTTTTAATGAGTTCAGCAAATTTTCTGGCTGAAAAGCCTTCTTTTCTTGACTCAAGCATTAATGCAGTACGATCTTCAAAGTTAAGATGATGGTATGACAATTTTATATACTCCATAAACCCTTTAAATTAATTAGGTGGTTTATGTCGCACTTCAAGTTTTACTCTGCCTTGCTTTAAGAAGTCTGTAAATAAACCTTTCACCTGTCCTAAGTACTACTGTTAATAAGAAGTGTTGATAAAGAACGTGGCTGATATTACGGGAATTAATTTCAATTTTTTGCATCCCCTGAATTCCCTTTCATTTGTAAAGCTTTCTATAATCAATGCGAATAAGGATGTTCTTGTCTGTGCTGACTTGGCGGCACGATATCTGTAATAGCGGTAATACTTTCAACCTCGTCCATTTCAAAGAAAAATCGCTCACCACCATTCACAGAAAGCAAACTTAAAACCCCACCATTGATGCCGACAAATTCTTTAATTGTGCATCTTCCATCCTTCAAGCACACCTGAACAAACTCATTTGGCACAAGATCTGCATCAGGGTCGCATACAACATACCAGCCATTACGAATTGCTGGAAACATTGAGTCGCCAGTGCCTTTAATGCCATAGGCTCTTGGTCCTGCTGAGTGAGTTGGAACATACCCATCTCCAGCATTGCCTTCATAACCCATATCTGTGAAATAGCCATCCATGCCCATCTTGGAGTAAGCCTTAACAGGAACATATCTTTTTTGGGTGGGGAATGATTTAACAGGTGTTTCAAGAAATTTAACAGCATCTTCGCTATCGGGAATATTGTATTTTTTCTTAAAAGCATCGATATCCAGAACTTTCAATTGCGTAACAGTGCTATCCAACTTAGGGCCGCTTTCATCTCCATTAGTTATATATGAAGTCGACACTCCGAAATAAGCGGCCATTTTGCTTAATGGGTCTGCTTTAGGAGCATAAGCATCTTTCTCCCAACCAGTGACATTGGGCGCACTAACTCCGGCGATTTTTGCCAACTCGCCTTGGGTTAATTTCTTTTCTCTTCGTAAGGCGCGAATACGCTGACCCATAGTTTCTAGATTCTTCATATAAGTTATCTTACATCTTGCAAAAATAAGTTATCTTTGTTTTAATGCTAAGAAATCTTATTTTTGAGGTTGCACAAATGACCAAACAGGAAGCTTATGAGTTGCTTGGTGTCAATGGTGTTGGCTTAGCAAAGTTATTAGGAATTGAGCCACCTGCTGTTTACCAGTGGCCAAATGAAAAGATTCCTTTAGCTCGCGAATACCAAATCAGAGATTTGGCAAATGGCAAAGAACCAATCAAACGAACTACTTCAAATGCTTAGGACCTAACCATGAGCAAATTATCAGTTGATATATCTGCAAGCGCCAGAAATGGCGTATCCCGCATATTGCATGGTCTTGATATAAGCAATCAAAAAGAGATTGCTGAACATTTAGGAGTTGATCCAAGCACTATTACTCGGCTTAAAACAGACAAGAAAAACAATGGCTTGAATGAGATTGAAATGTTTTGCGAGCTATTGAGTTTGCTTGGATTAAAAGTTGTTCCTAAAGATTATCAGAGCATTGATAAAGAACGTGTTGCTGCACTTTTAGTTATGTCTAAAAGCTGGATGAACCGTATAGAAACGGTGGATGACTTATTTCATGACGAAATCAGTGGTCAAAAAGAAAAGCTTGGATATTAAAAAACCACTACCTGCGCAAACAGGAGTGGTTTATAGGCATTCAATTGAGGTGGATCAAATGAACACAAACAATTTATCAGAACAACCAATCGAACTCAACTCACCTGATTTTTTAATAGGTGACGTTGTAGTGCTTACTAAAGAGTGCCGTACTTTCAAATCAAATGATTTGTTTGAAGTTAAAAATAAAACTTTGACTAGGTTGTGGACTATCAAATCGGAGAATCATTTGATTCTGGTTTCATCAAAAGAAATCCGTACAGCAACAGTAGCAGAGCTCAACGCTAAACGCCGCCTAACAAAAGCTGAGCAAGCATTAGCGGAGGTGTCATGAATAGTCAATTTAAGTATAAACCTGAGTACAAACAGACTCAGGAAATTCAGTCCTTCTTTGATCCAGCGTTAGTGATTCTCAATGAGCTACATGATCGTAACCGTAAAAATCTAAGAGCCAAAGGTTATGACGAAAATAATGCTGCAATAACGCGTGAAGAATTTTCACAAACTATGGCACAGCGTTTTCGCATTAATCAGTGGTTAGCAGGGCAGATCGTTAATAGTTTGGCTAATGCTGACTTGGTTCAAAAATTTGGTGGGTATGTAAAGCCTAAGGTCGGTGTACATGAGTAATTTTGTGCCTAATTCCTTTCAAGTGCCTAATGCATTTGTTGACGAGGTTTTAAATAAAATCTCTGATGCTGCATGCAAAATTTATTTAGTTATTTGCCGTAAAACTCGTGGCTGGAATAAGGAGATGGATTCCATCTCTTTAACTCAATTTGAAGAGATTACAGGGAAGAGTAGACCGACAGTTGTTAAATGCCTTAATGAATTAATTAAAGTTGGTTTAGTCGTGGAACAACCAAGCACAATTCATGGAAATACATTCAAATTAGGTAACGATACTAGCGTTGGTTTAGTGCTTAAATTCCCTAGTAAAAATTTTTTACTACCTGAAATTTATGGCCAAACTAGTAAAAATTCTTTACCACTTCTAGTTAAAAATTTTAACTACACTAGTAAAAATTTTTTACCGCTACTAGTAAAAATTTTTAACACACAAAGTATCACTATCAAAAACAACTCTCAAAGTAATAAAAAAATAAATAAAAAAAGAGAGTCTGTTTCTGAAAAACCTAAAACAGAAAAACCAAATGAATTTAATCCACGTTCAGTTGAACTACCTGCATGTGTAGATCCAGAGCTGTGGAACAATTTTGTTGATATGCGTATCAGCATCAAAAAACCACTTTCTGAAAACGCAGTAAAGCTAATCCTTAAAAAACTTATCTCGTTTGGACCTTTCGCTAACCAATCACTGGAAAACTCAATTATCGGAAATTATCAGGGTGTATTTGAGCCTCGCCAAAATCAAATTCAGGAAAACCCACAATCTCATAACGTTCCTGAAGAACCGGGTTATTTCACTCAAATGTACGCTGAGAGCAACCGTTCAAACGTGATTGACGTTACGCCAGTGTCACAAGATTTTGGAGGCTATTAATCATGAATGAATTAGCACCATTTGAAAGTTTTTTAAAAGAACTAATTGCGGCGTACAGAACTAAATACGCTGTTCAGTTCAATAAGAATTTTCCAGTAGAGGGGAAAAATGCCGTTCCAATGCAAATCGTTGAACAGCAGCTTGCTAAAGCATTGGTTGGGGTTACACCTAACCAACTTCAAAGAGGCTTAGCGCTATTTTACGCAAGTACAAATACATACATGCCTAACTTCGCTGAATTCCGTGCTATGTGCATGGGGGACGATTGGTGGAGCGCCGAGAAGGCTTGGGTTAAGGCTTGTGAATACACTCAGATCTCTCAACACAAAAAAGTGACATTGCCAGACGGAAGAGAGCAGAACCAAGAAATTACAACCTTGACCAAATTTGTTTTAGACCAAGTTTATTCACTAATCCAAGATGGTGAAATGTACAAAGCCAAAATGGAATTTATCAAAATCTATGATGAATACAAGGCTGAAGCACAACTGAAGGGTAAAACCCAAGCTTGGTACCAAGAACCAATTTTATTAGCTCAGAAAAATGAGCAAAAAGTGCATATACCAGTTTCAAATGACGAAGCACAAAAGCATCTCCAATCATTGATGGAACGATTAAAAATCAATGGTCGTAAACCTGCACCAGTACAAAAACTTCAGGCAAAAGAAAAAGAGCCTGAGCTTGCAAAGGAATTAGGTCCAGATCCTTTCGATAATCCGCAGGAATACGCAGAGATGTGCCGCCGTGAAGGTATGCCTATTCCAAGAAATATTCTGCAGTTAATTGAAGGGGCGAATGCATGAAAGCATCTAAATTGATTAGAGATAAAGGACTGCAATACGCGAAGGAAATCGTAGATTCAGCACCTTCTAACGCAACTGAATGGAATGAAGGTTTCGAGTTCCAATGTGGTCAAAGTGTAGAGATTAGCAAGGCTGATCGAGAAAAGTATTTTGTAGACATTTCCGAACTCAAGCGCCTGCTGGAATCGATTGATCAAATTAATGCGTTTGATGGCGGTATTAAAGAAGCTAAAGAGATTCTAAGCCGCATCAATAAAAATGGCAGCAAGTACGCGACATTATTTGAAAGACCTGCATTAGAGCAAGCCATCCGCGACCACGAATCAATATACGGAGGCGGTCATGTTTGAACAAATATTAAAACACCGCCCTAAAGGTGCGACACATTGGCAGGCTGGATATTACTACAACAGTGATGAATGTGGGATTTGGTCTATTTGGGAAAACGGGAAGTGGCATGGAGATTTTAAATTTCCAGATGGTGTTATGACTAAGTTGCCAGAGGAAAAGGAGCCAGTCATGAGTGAGTTTGAGGGTAAATCTGGAAAGTGGGCTTGGGAGATTCAAAAAGAACAACAAGCGAATTTAGATGAGCTAAGAAGTTCAATTGAAAACCTAGTTCAAAATTATAAGCACGATGCCCATGCTTCAAGCCTTTTTGGCGATCAAGATAAAGCACGAGTTTATAACTGCTTTGCTAATCAGTTGGAAAATTTGCTGAAAGGTGGTGCTTGATGTCATCAGTCAGCATTGCTGAATACCGCAAGTTATTTCCGATAAAGAAAAATAAAAAGCGGCGTTCAGCAAAGCAAGTTGCCAGACAACCAAGTGTGGGTGAAATGGTTCTGGCAACGCATTTAAGAGCATGCAAGATTAGTTTTGAACAGGAATATAAGTTCCACCCTGAACGTAAATGGAGAGCAGATTTTTTAATAACGGGTACAAAGATTTTGATAGAGGTGGAAGGCGGGATCTGGAGCGGAGGTCGCCATACAAGAGGTAAGGGCTATATAGGGGATATGGAGAAATACAACTCCGCAGCAATGATGGGTTTTACAGTTTTACGGTTCAGCACAGAGCAAGTTAAAGCAGGCGTGGCGATTAAACAAATTGAGCAATTGGTGGGATGAAAATGAATATGCCAGTACAACAACACATTTTACAAGCGGTCGATTGGTCTAAATATAGTTTTGAGGAATGGTGCCGCCAGCTCGGGGCTTGGCTTAATGGCGATACTGAAACTATGGTAAAAATTGTTAAGACGATGCCAACTAAACGCATCACTCAAAAACAACGAGAAAAATTAATAGCTATGTATATGAGCGATGAAAATTTAAAAGATCGCTTATGTATTCGCCGTAAGGGGACATGCTGTCAACTAAATGATAATGAAGCTCGTGCAATCCATAGGTTAATTATTGATATTCAATTAATAGAAGACCAGATTTTACAAGAATGGATCTCAGCAATTTGGTCACATCATGTTATGGGTAATTCTTTAAGAAATATTGCTCAGAGTAATGACACTTCAGTTAATCAAATTAGACAAGATTTAAAGTGTGGACTTGCTTATATTAAAAGCCGTAATCCGCACTTTAGTTTTGAAACTTTTGAAAAAACCACTTGAGTGTGCGCACGGGGTATGGCATATTCGTGTTATAGTGTTCGAAGTGTAAGTAAAGCACCTGTATTAAAGCTCATCTAAAGATGGGCTTTTTGCATTTCTGTGTTATAAAAATATCTCCAATAAAAAGGGGATAAAAATGGGTAAAGTTCGTGTTAGATATAAAGATGGTACTGAAGAAGAATTAGTTGAAGTTCCAGAAAGAAACGGAAATACAATAAATATATATCATCGTAATGCCAATGGAGACTTTATTAGTCAATATCTTCCACCTCACAGAAGGTTAGAAGTTCATAATATGGGATCTGGCTTGGATTATCGTTTAGGTGATAATATTGTTCATGTAATTCGACTGGATTATCCATAATTATTATTTTTGCCGAACGGATTACGGCGTATAGAGCCCTGCCACATACTAGTTATTAGCGGGGCTTTTTACTTTATGTGCTAAGCTGCCATTCATAACTTTATGGAAGCTTACAATGTATATTTGAATTGGCGGTGATTTGGGCGGTGAGGTTGTAAATAACCGTGAAGATACATACTTTGAAGCTAGTGAAATAGATTCAAGCAAACAGTCAACATACAATCGCCAGAGTTTTATTGTGCGTGCAAATACTTATAGATTTTGGCTATGTGCAGAACTTTCCTTTTCTGAAACTACAAAAATCGTCAATAAGTATCTAGCCCAAAAAATACCCATATCTTTCTTAATTTAGAACTTAAACACATTGAAGCCCGCCATTTGATGGGCTTTTTTATTTGTAGTTTAAATTCACAAATTCCTTAAAACAGCTATAATTGAAACCAAGAATAATTCAAAGGTTTAAGAGTGAGTATTTTAAGGACTATATGTAGTATTGTTGTGTTTATAACATCAATAGTATTGGGGTTGTATTTGTTACTAACAAATAAGATTCAAGGTACAGAATTTGTTGCCTTAATTGTTGCTTTTATTATCTTATCTGTTTTCATTTTTTTATTTCCAAATGTGCATGAAATATCTATAGGACCAAGCTTAGTTAAATTGAATAAAGCGAAAGAGGAGTCCGATCAAATAATACAAGATCTTCGTGACACCAGACTGGAGATGTTTAGAATGTTGTTAAAAGACTCCTTGAGTGATGGAAGTTTTTGGGGGAGTGATGCTCTAAAAGATAACCGAATCATTATTTTTTTGAGAACATATAATAAAATTGTAGAAGCAAAATGCAAAAATGGGCGAATTCAAACATGAGGTGCGACAGTTTCAAAAGCCATATGATAATCAACAAGCTGAGCAAATTTCTCTAATGGTGTAAGCCAATCTAACGCCTTTCTAGGACGAGTATTCAGTGACATGGCAACTTGATTTAAATAATGCTGATCTGCCTGATTTAAATCAATCCCTTTAGG